CTGGGACTTCTTCAACATCTTTAAATCTTGTAAAGGATTTATCCCAGCGCCATTTAAGGAGACCGCAGCCTCCGCTTACCCATTGCCAGAGCCAACGATCTAAAACTTCATTAACGCCAGAATATTTGTTAGCCCAATCACGAAGAGCGTAGCGCATAAGTGCTTCACAAGTATGTTCATGTTCTACATGAGCCTCTTTTCTGGCTCTCATAGAGAACATGGGATCGGCACTGGTAAGCGCTGTGAACATCCGAGCGTGAAATGCTTTAACGACGGTTAAAATTACTGGAAGGTGCATGACACTTCCCCATTGCGTCGCTGCTTGATAAATTGGATCTATGAACTCATCTACCTGAACAAGATATTCTTCTTGGCGTTGTAGGTATTCCATTCGGTCAGCGTTACCTTTGTTCCACACACCAGTAATTTTCTGAGGAATGTCTTTTTCTTTGATTTTATTAACGAGGTCTTTCACGATCTGGTCGCGAAGCGAGGCTGTTACCTGAACACCTTGTTCGGCATCGTCTTTTAATTTATTTTTTCTTCCGTCGCGAATGACTTCTTGCTCTTGATTCAAATCAGACATTAGTTGTTCCTTGTTATAATATTATACCTTGAAACCCTTAGTATCGCGGAGGGAGCCATAGAGAGGGTTTTGTCCCCGCCCGGACGAGCCAGTCCATGAACTTTCCGGGCGTCGAATCACGCGTGACTTAGCGTAAATCCCAGCGATGTGGGCAGTGAGGGCATATTTAAGGGTAGCGAGATAATCTTTGTGGGAAATATCTAGTTTTGGTTTATATTCGTCAGCGTTTCTGTATTTGAGCCAGCAGACATTCTCAATATCCCCAATGATGCCTACGCAATCGGAGAATACTCGGAGTAGGGGGTAGAACTTTCCAAGTTTATTTGGCTCCGCTGGTATTTCTAAGACCTGCTGTATTTTAGAAATGAAGGATTCATCATTTTTATCTTGGAAGGTCGTAGCGCGGGCTCGTACTCCTTCTTCGTTCAGTACTTCGATGAAAGATTTGTTTCCATCTCCTCCAGTGGTAGGGGCGGAGCCTATAGAGTCGCAGATGATATCGTGAACGCGGAAGTTAGAGTACCAGTTCCTAAGTTGCCGGGCGAAAGCTCGTGGGGGAAGCTCAGATGTTAATTCTTTGATATAATATAAATAACCATCTCGATCCACACCCAACATACAGGCAACGTTGGCCTTAGACGGGTGAGGGTCTATCGCTATTACCACAGACCAATCAGGATTCCATGCAAAGGGACGAACAACGTGGACACTGCGGTTAAAAAGATGAGCAAGAGCAAGACCAGATAAATCGAAAAATGAACCATGTCGTCTGATTTGGATTTCTTCTTCGGATAGGTTCTTGAAAAAAACATTCTCGTAAAAATCCCAGTTCAAGTTTTGCTTGTTTACGTCACTAGAAAAGCGGAAGCATTCCACATCTGGGGCCTCGCCTCGTGACCATTTTTCATATATCTCTTTACGCATCCAGGCAGCCGTTATAGGCGTTCCAAGCATGAGGACCCACGGCTTGCTACCCTTTTTGCGAAGACCCCGTAGGAGGGCCTTATAGACCGCGTGAGGACTAGGCTCGTCAAAAATGACGTAATCCGCCTCAATAGACTCAAAAAGCAGGGGATTCATCTCATGTGACATGAAAATGACTTCGGACCCATTCGGGAAGACAATGGCGGAGTAATAGGGCTTTCCGCGCTTCTCTAGCATGTCTTCTGTTATATTGGCCCACTTCTGAAGCTCCGGGAGCCAAACGTCTTGAACTTTTGATGGACTATCGAGAACAACAATCAGGCGCGCCGGGACTGGCGTGTAGACTTGCTTTATGGGATTCCAACCAGTCATGGCCCACAACAGCTCATTACATCCCATGGTCGTCTTACCGCTTCCGTTTCCGCTGAAAACAGCGCGGATCATCTTGTCTGAAGCGTGGACTGGGCGCTGACCCTCATTAGGAACGTAAAGAGCTTTTGTATTACGTGCTCTCCGCTCTTTTTCTTCAAGAGCAATCATCATTTGTTCTTTTTCAGCTCGGCTAAGCTTGGACAGTGGCTTGGACATCAATGCTCTGTACTAGAGAGCTCTTCGTCAGATTTAATCTTGTTGAGCTTCGAATTTAGGACAGCATCAAGCTCTGCATCAGACAGGTTCTCAAATTTGTGAGTGGTTTCTTGGCGCTCAACAGATTTTCCTTCTGTGCGGTCAATTAGTTGTTGCGCGACTGAGGCTGCTTTGCTGTGATCCGTCTCTAGAAAGAGAGCGGTGATCTGGCGAGCCTGTACCAATGCGTGGTATTTCTTTCGCAGCTCCTCTGCACTCAGGCCCGCCTTGACGTCTTGTTGAATAGCGGGAAGTACCTTGAGTCGAAATTCCTCGAAGTCAGCAATCGTGTCGATCAGGTCGACAAGTCTGTCTTCTGTTTTGTTGTCTTTTGATGTTGGAGCCCATCGCTGGGGTTTCTTCGCCATCTCGCCTCCGGTACCCCACCACTTTAAGGGGTAAATCTGTATATAAATATACCATCAGGGCGCAAGTATCGCGGAAGGAGGGGAATCTGGGTCGACGTAATAGTAGACTCATTTGGGTCGGCAGGTCTTTTCTGTGTAATTTCAATAATTTAGCTGTTTTTCAAAAGTGTTCCTGGCACATTTTAAGGTACCAATATTAAAAATTTACGGGGATGGCGGGCAGATACGCGGGCCAAAAAGTTTTGGTATCAAAGCGAGACAGGCTTAAGCCATTGATATCATTAAGCATTGTGTATAAGCCTTACCGTTGAAAAATAATTTAGAGGGGTGGGTGAAAAGGCGTGGGTTTTGACTCAATTTTAGGGGACCTAATAAATATATTTTGCAGTCATTGAGGCAATAACTAGCCAAATCGCATTAAACAGCACTAAATAACCCTGTGATATCAGTAAGTGTATAGATATACACTTCTTCAGCAATATAATACATTTAAACTTATTTTAAGAGGTAAAAACTCAAAATGAGACCAGTTTATCAGCCAAAAAAATGACGTTTTTTAAGGTTTTAATCAGTTTTGATAAAACCACTAGTAGAAAGATATAGCTATAACGAGTTTATTCATTTGAGACATAAACTTAGCATAACTTGGCATGAAAAATAAAAAGTATATTAATATACTTCGTTGAAGTATTCTGTATATGTAGCACGTAACAAGGAGAAGCAAATGAAAAATTATAGACTAACAGCAATTAGGACTTTGAACTTTGATTACAACTATAAAATGAATACGATGTATATGAGTGAATTGCAAGAATACAAAAATGGAAAATGGTTAGTAGTTCAACCATTGTTTAGTTCGAATCTTGCTTCTCTTATTCAATTGCAAAATGAAACTAAGTTTTATTTGGAAACTGTTACAAAACCGACTTTGAAACTTGGGAAATAAAGTATATTAATATACTCTTAAAGAGTGAGGTGAAAAATGATCAACGAATATAACATTGAATGGCTCTTACAAAGCCTATTGTACTTACTAGTAATTGTGTTTTTAGGAGCTGGATGCATTGACATGAATGAAAACCTAAAGAGCATCAATGAAATCATTCCTTCAAATTCAATACTACATATAGATGAGGTAGAAAATGACTAATCCAGTAATGAAACAAACAAAAGATCTTACAGAGGCAAAAGCATTATTTTCTGAGAGAGTTAACGAGTTTTTAAATGATTTTATGCTTTACGATATTTTACTAAATCACTATGGCAGAGAAATTCATAGACACAGTAAAGACGGGAATAATTTAAAAGCGCTTATTAAAAGACTAGAAGCAAATTTATTAAAAGTAAAAACAACTTTAATTAAGATTAAAAACACTTTAGAGTAGGTATAATTATATACCTTTAAAAGGCGGTACGTATGTTAGTAGTAAAACCAAAAATTGCACCTGTTATTAGTCTCGCGGATCTTGCTTACAAAAGAATTCAGAGACTAGAGGGACAAGACAGCTTCGAAGGAAGTGTCGAAGTCCACGTAAATAGATTGAAGCATGCTGATCGTGTAGTGAATTTTGCGCATGCTGAAATGATAAAACAAAAACGAATGAAACAAGGAGCTTGAAATGCGTATTTGGAATGAAATAGTAGACTGTATAATTCAGTCAATAAAAATTGAATACAATGGAACTCACTGTCCTCATCGCGAAACGCCACTATATGGTCGTAGTGCTTATTGGCGTATTTATACTCAAGACGGTCAATTCGTAAGTAAGATCACGACTCCCGTTAAGACGTTGAACCCAAAACCTAAGACACTTGAAAAGCTATTTAGAGCTGAACTCAAAAAGAGATTGCAAGCTATTGAACGAGTAGTGGAGACAGATCACTATGGCATGATAGTCACTTACGAAGTAGACCCATACCATGTCCGAAGTCTCATTGAATTGGTTGAGCGAAAGTATATAAATCTAGATTTTAAAAAGGCGGTGTAAAGTGAAAAGCAAACTAGTAATTAAAGTATGGTCTGATAATTATGACGGCGTACTATTTGATTTTGAGGCTTATAAAGAGTTGAGACTTCAAATGAGTACAGGTGATTTTCATACACATAGAACTGAATTCGTGAATGTACTTGAAGATACTAAAGTCATTGACTTATATGAATTGACTGAAGAAGTGCCGGTTTAACGGCGTACCCGGAAATGTATTGTCGTTTGGCCCTGTAGGTTTGTCTTACAGGGCTTTTTTTATCCAACGTATCTAACCTTTTTAAAATCCAACCTTAAAAATTCACAAATCCACATGTGGTAAGCGCGGTTATTCAAAGGTCCCATCCTTCCACGCATCGTACATAGCATCGGCAGCGCCTTCCGCATAGTCTTGGTATGCCTCACATGCATTCTCATCTGTATATGCCTCACATAGTGCCTCTATAGCCTTTATCTCATCCGGTGGGAAGTCCTTAAGTTCTCGCCATACATTAAGGTCAACGTCGAGTATACTAACAACTTCGAATGAAGCGTCACTTCCATCACTATCGTAGCACTGTATGTCTATCTCAACCTCATGCAAGTTGCATAGTTCCCCTGTAGTAAAGTGCTTTGACTCAAAATCAAACTCTATACGCATTGTAATTTCTCCTTTCGAGAATCAGACGTTTTTGACAATTTCCTTTGAAACAAGTTATTCTTAATAAGACACGCGGCTTATTTTCGCTTGTCTTTATACCTTGGTTGTTTTTCGCCGCGCTTTTTGCGTGGTTTATTACAGCCTTTGTTAGGTGGACATATAGTGCACTTGCCTGACGCTTGAGTTACGTCTCGTAAGTGTTCAATCTTGTCTGCTCGTGAATTCGTGAGCGTTTTATTTCGTCTCATTTTTAAACGTGCCTCATTTTAAGATGAGATAAGCTTTTCTTATGGAATACGAAAACACCTATTATAGGCTTTTTCCGAAAACTATTTCCAAAATCCAAAACCAATTTGCCAAAAGTTTTCATTTATAAATCCAAATCCAGGCCAAATTTTTTCTCGCGTGAGCGAGGGAGAAAAACGATTCTTTAATTTGCATCTTCTGTTCTTACATTCCACTTCTTGGGTACGATAACTTGACCATTATGAGAGAGCTCTTGGAGCTCGACCTTTTTCTGAGCTTCTTCAGGATGAAATTCTACTTCTTCAAAAGCTGTGGTGTTTGGGTCATACTTTAGAAAAATCTCGCCTGGACGTGCTAAATTATGCCTTGCGATCTCAAGTTTTAGTCTAGTAATATTCTTTTGCTCGGGTACACGCTCAAGTATGAGGAGATTATCAATCGCTTGATTAATTGCAGAACCTCCCTTAAGACTATCCATAGATAAACGTTGCCCCTCCATGAGATTCTTAGGCTGAACAATAAGATTTATGTGTATGTTATATCTCTTGGTGAACGTTTTAATTTTCTTAATTGTATGGGCTATTATGGGTGTATTCTCTTCTTCAAGCATGTAATGAAAATGGTCCATCCAAAAATTCTTAACTCCGAATGAAGTAATTTCGGCAAACCACTTATCCATAGAGTCCAAATCAAAATAACCATAACCAGGAGCAAAATAGAGGGGCCACTTATCTACTTGTTCTTTAGCCTTTTTAATAAAATCCTCATTAATCTCTGCTTTCCAAGCATTCTGTGATAAGGCATTTGAGATAAGAAAAGGCATCACTTCTTTTGCAGGATGTAATTCACGACTAGCATATCCTGTTGGAGAATTCTTCATAAGCTTATGATATATAAGATGGTGATAAAGAGTATTCTTCCCTGTCTTTGCTTGAGCCATCAGTACAGTTAGCTCGCCTTCTCTCTGACCTCCACCTAGCATTTTATCAAGGCCATCTATGCCTGTTGGTTCCCCTGTAACTTTATCTTTATCAGTTAAATAAGAAATCATCTCATCAAATAAATCAGAGACATGGATATAAATAGGCTCTGCTTGCTCTTCTACGCGCTCTCTAAATTCACCTTTGAGTTCACGTGTGTAAAGATCTGCAACGGTGCGCTTAGAACTCTCATCTAGATAACAATCGTCACCAGTATTCTCAACGAGCTTAGCGAGCTTATCCCACACCTCTGCTATCGTGTAGCCTTGCTCGCGCATGTTCAATACGGCTTTTACAAGTGCGTTGTGCCGATGTCCTGGCTCGGCACCTTCAAGAAGAAAGTTCATCGTTGAGTTGAAGAGCTGACCTCGTGCTCCGGTAGGGGCGGAGCTGGGGATGGCGGCAATACGCAGAGCTGGGGGTGGGGCTCGCTGCGGAGTGATTCGCGCCGCATTTTCATTAATATGTGAGAATTCTGCGGTACATGGATAAAAGAATCTTGATATATCTTTGCAAGCTTTATCAACGAATGAAAACTTATTACGATAATATTCAAACGTAGCTTTGTAATCCTCGTCGTTAGTTATTGGCGAGGAAAGTGGGAGGATAACTCGGAATCGGTCACAAATTTTGCCATTCTTCTCACGTTGGTGAGATTTAGTTGTGGCTATTATATACTGATATTCTTTAAAGACTGTCTTCGCTACGGGAAGTACACACCCATCATCCACATCAAATACCAATAGCGACAATTCAGTGGCTGTCGCAATAGTACGTCTGCCATTGAAGCGAGCCGGGGACCAATTAGAAACCGTTATTGCACCAGCTAATTCGTTTAGGTCTCTAAGTTCTACTTCGGCGTCTACCTTACCGAGGTCAGCATCATTGACCTTTGAGATAATGAAACTCATAAACGACCTATATAAACAAGTGTGTGTAAAAAGTTTTTCGTCATCACGCGATAAGCAGAGGGATCTTTAATCTCAAAAAAGTACATTCCTATAAGTTTATTATCGAAAATTAAGATCTCATCAAACTGAGTACAATAATAAATATCACCCTTTTTCATTCTTGCTCCCTCTGATCTCTTAAGTAAATTGGCAGGTCCGTGTGATTTTCTGCTATTTTAATTCTCGTGAGTCCGTATATATCCTCAGTACCTTCTATGATGTCGTAATCACTTACCTGCTCTAATATATTTAAGCACTGACCTACATTTCGGTACCCAATTAAGAAAGGACTAATTATCCCATGAGTCCACGTTATGTATGCTTGATCAAAAACCCCTGGTCGATAATCATTACAAAATCCCAAAAGGTCATAAGGGGTTTCTGTGAATTCCATATTGTGACGAACAAAAACTACCGTTCGATAACCTCTCTTGAACGCATCAAGAATGGCTTCAGATCGTTTTCTACTCCACGAAATAACTGTGGTAGGTACATCAATCCAGTCTCTGGGAAATTTCACATTTGAAGAGCCTACATATAAGTGAATGTCAACGCGTCCTTTACAGAATTTCTCGATGGAAGAGTGAAGCTTTTTGTAATATTCAAGTTCATCTTGTGAGGCACGCGAGATAAATACTGTGTCATTCATGGGTTTCCTTTCGAGGCTTTGCGAGCCGGGAATATGTGAGGAGTGTTCTCCCGGCGAGCATGGTTGTTATAAAGGCAGAAATATGCATCGGACAAAAAAGACATTCATACATAAAACCCCCAGTCGCTCGCGCTTCTGGCATCCCTTAAGGATGCTCACGAGTATCCCTAATGGGATACCGGCGGAAAGTTCTCTTTGGAGCGCGCAGCTAGAACTTATTTTTCTTTTGCACTCTTAGGCCTATAACCAAACTTAGCTCGTTTTTCTGCTCGTCTAGTCGCTAAAAACTTTGCATACTGACCAGCAGCAATGGCCGTAGAGACACTGGTTCCACGTAATCCATTCACTTCACCTGGAAGCCAGACACTTACTTTAGTTCCATAATTTGAGTACTGAGCTTTTTGGCCTTCTTCGTTTTGTGCACCTACAGTTATAAGTAGGGGCAGCTTGTAGCAAGCAGGGTAGTACACGCAGGCTTCATCAAGATTCACTCTGTCATTTCCGGCGGCGGTAAACAATACCACTCCTTGAGCGTTTAGTTTCTGTAAGGCTTCTTGCTCCTCAATGACATAATTCTTTCCACCAAAACTCATTGAAACAACATCAGCCTTGTAATCACCAGCTTTCTTTAAGCCTAACACCACTGCTGCTAATGCTTGATCAAAACTCATAGGAATAGGAGTTAAGACTTTAATTCCAATAATGCAGTAATCAGATCCAGCAGCAAAACCAGCAGCAATCAAAGCCATTGCAGTTCCATGACCTATCTCATCTTTTCCTATCTGCTCTTTTTGATCTACGGCATCGTAAGACTCAGGACACAGGACGACGTTGTAATGTTCTAGTTCCTTTTGATCAAAGCCAGTATCCAAGATTGCAATTCTCACGGCATTCTTTGTGTGTTTCCTAACAGGCTTAACACTCTCTCTAGAGAAGTTTCCATTATAAGGTGATGGTGTTCGAAGTGTTCCTTCTTGGACGAAGCCTTGTACTGAGCGAGCGCCTTCTGGGTGAGCCACAAGTGTCCCTAGCCTAAAGCCAAGACTGAATGCCAAGACAGCGTATAATATTATACCTATAGCTATTTTTACGTTCTTCATATGTTCCTTTGGTTAACTAAGGCCCGTCGTAGACGTGACCTTTGGTTTTGTTTTTAAATGCTCAGCGAAAATTACTATTTGAAAATGAAGCTGAGATCTATCAAATGATCCAAGAATAAATCCCTTGTCTGTTTCTTCCATGGTGATTATGATGTCGGGAGATTTGGACTCGAGGTATGTGACTGCCTTTTTCAAGTCTTCCAATAAAATCTTCATAGTAGTTCCTTGTAAAAGGTTAGCGTAATTGACGGAGTCAATACGCATGCTTTTTTAAGATCCTCCAGCAAGATTTTCACTTGATCTCTCGCTCGCAGGAAATTAGTTTCTTAATTGGATCTTTAAGTATTTTGTGAAGATTCTGAATGTCTTCTTTAAAATAACGACAGTCACGGTAAGATGAAAACTTACGTAAAGTAACACAAGCATCTATATTACAGGAAACTAACTCATACACTATTGAAGGTTCTTCGTCCCAAGAATGACAGCCACTTAAAAGGAACATTAAGCAAATTAAAAACTTCCTCATTTTCCCCCCTTATATCGATCATCGAGACTATTTTTTCCCTCAAGAACAAAGGTCAACGTAAACAAAACACAGCAAGCAGCATGTGCTAAGTGAGATTCACCTGACTCTGTATCGCAGTCCTCGCCGCGTATAAACGCAAAAATATGGCGTAACGCGGCTCCAAGAACACGCCTGTAGAGAAATCCCTTACGCCAGTTATCCGCGTCGTATTTCTTCGCACCAAAGGTCATCACGCGACCAACGGCTTCAATTGCCTCAATAGGTAAGAGACCTAGCTGAGGTTTTTCTTGATCATGCTTCACGCCTGTGCCTCCGCTCTGTATTCTCATTGTTAGAGTTCCTTTATTTGTATCTGTAGGACTAGCTTGTTGGTAAGTAGCAGTCCCCGCCGGATAAGCCACGTCCATAACACTCCGGCGATTAAGTTCTTCTATATTAATTTCGCGTTTGAAATCAGTACCACTACTCATAAAGCCTCCTCATCTACAATAGCGTTATTAAGAAGAAGCCTTGCACACGAGATATTAAAATTCGTATTATCTTCCCAGTTCCATTCATAAATGGATCTCGGAGCTGAACTCTTCACATGACAAAATCCATCCTTGTCAAACCAGCGTCCCGATGAGTCCTCGAATCTTACTAACACGCAAAAATCTCTTGGCATCTTGGGATCAATCTCTTCAACAACGCCGTTTAGTCCTTCGAAAATAACTTTGTCACCTACGGTGAATCTTGTGTAAACAGTGTCAGGGAATTTGTTTTGTCTAAATGTTGAGTTCAAATCTAGCCTCCTTACGTACAACTGGTTTATCTTCTAATGGTATATTAATATACTTCTCTTTGCAAAAGCACGAGTGACTGTAATCTCAATCTAGGTCAACGTTTTACATTCAGTTTGTTTAGGATGCGCGTTTTTAAGACGTGAAAGAATTTTTCACCTTTCATGTCCTTAAGACATTCTATGGATTTCTCCTCTGACCGGCGACCTGAAGGGTCGCTCGCGAGCATCTCGTTAGAGATGCCGGTGGACCCCTTCAATCGAAGAGCTAAGCATTGACGAAAGTCATGCTCAAAGAAATGATAACGTGATTGGCAGGCTCTACAATCTAACGTCGCACTAGGCTGTACAGTGTAAGCGTTGAAACCAGGCTTGCCGTTCCTAACAGGAATCCTATGCTTTGGATCGACGCTTGTAAATCCCCAGATAACAGGGACAGAAGTACAAGAAGCAAGGTGGAGCAAACCATTATCGACGCCCACAACACAAACAGCGTTGCCCAGTATTTCACACGCCTCTTTGATGGTCGTTTGATCTCGTAAATCTTCGCATAAGTCACTTCTAATTCTTTCATTGAACTTTACCTCCACCTGGAAATTTTCAGAGACATTTATTTTGCTTGAGCCTAAAAGAACGACGTTTAGGCCCTCTTTCTTCGTGCGGAGAATAAAGTCGTTAATCTCCGCAACAGGCCACTCACGCACCGGACTAGTGAAGCCAGTTGTTACAACTACGTAAGCGGCCCGAGCCTTTAGGATCGGGTCAGTGTTCAAAACATCCCTTGGGGATGGAGTGAACACGGGATACTCGGCTTCTCCCGGCGAGGCCGGAAGCCGGTTACACAAATGTAAGAACCCATTCTCCACCAGTCCCATAGACAATGAAGAAATTTGAATGGGCTTAAAATCTACTTCCATACCTCGTAAACGCCTGTCCCACAGATCAAGAGGGAGCACTTGGTACATAGCTGCCTCATCATCGCCCAATTCACTCTTCAGGATGGCTTGCAAAAAGCTTATGAACCCCTCTGGCGCGTAGATATAAAACAACGCATGCCTGAAATTCCTAATCGCATACCGCAGAGCGGGGATTCGCGCAATGTTATCTCCCACGCCGCCTTGTGCAAGGCTAACGTTTACGACTTGAGCTGGTAACTCCACTTATGCCGCCGGGTAAGTTATTAAAGAAGGTTCGACGTTAATCCCTAATAGGTGTAATATAATACTCAAATCTTTTTCAAAGAAATGAAACAATGGCTCGTCACCTTCCTTAAAGCGTGTATGCTTTTCATATCGGCGATAGCCTGTTGCTCTATTTAATTCTTGTGAAAGTTTTGAGTCTGTTGAAGAAACTCCATACAAGCCTTCGCTGACCTTATATAGAGTAAATTTAGCGTTTGTCACATCGGCCTCCTATGTTACGTACCGCGTTTTGCCATCGCTCGGATAAGTACTTCTTACATATTCCGAGCTCATATAACTAGTTTGACCAAAGAAAAAACTTTTGTCAAAAAGCCCTGATACTGGTGATCCATTTTGAAACGGAAATACGGTATATTTGTATACGTAGCTCCCCCGACGCCAAGCCTGTCTCAAGCCGGGGCGGCGGAAAGTACTTTTTTGAGACCTATACACTCGTTTTAGGTCTTTTCAACCACTTACACTCCAAACGCCCAAGACCCCTAAAAATAATTTTTATACACCACTCTCCCGCGCAAAACTATAATCTCTTCTACAACTTACTTGAGCCCTCAAAACTGCGCGAGTCACCTCACGATTTGCGATACTTTTAAACCAGGCGTAATATTACTTTAGTAGTAGAACTCGCAGCCCGCTAATTCCGCGTCCGCACTAAGGCCGCTCGTTCTCCAGCCATTCGTCAAATGTTAATTAGCGTAGTGGCCGCCTGTATCGGCGGCACTAGTGATCCTTTTCTGCTACGCAGAGTGACGCTCGCTCAGGACATAACTTCGTTATCTCCTTCGCTCGCTAGGTAAAAACATCCCCACGTTGATTTATTGCCTGAGATTACCACGTCAGTGGTAGAGAACGACGTAGTCGTATTAGGCACTTGAGGCCCCCTGCAAAGGGGGAGTCTCACTATAAGCTTCGTGCTCACGACACGCTTGTCTCTAAACGACACTCAAGAAGAATTGACAAAGTATATTTATATACCGTACACTAGTAACATGACAAACACTTCTAACACGCAAGCGAGCCCCGGCACGTCTTCTACGAGCTCAACTGGGGCGAGCGGGACTGCTCCCTTATCTCATTACAAAGTTGGTGATTGGATTCAAGGTGGTTACAAGTTCTGGAACTGGTTTGGTGAGATTATTGAGGTTGATATTCCGAATTGGAATTATCTCATTAAAGATGGATCAAGCACAACATGGTTTGAGATAGGTATAGTGGATAGTTACTCAACACTTGTAGCCAGCAGCAGCCCGCCGCTCGGAAAACCCTCTACAAATACTCTGAGCGGACCTACCACTCGCACAGCGACTGAATCACGTTCTCTTGCAGATAAATACTGGGATGCAATAGACCCGTGGAGCGGCTGGCACGCGCCAGCTAAGTGTGAATGTGGCGCGGATGCCACGTATGGAGAGAACGCTTCCGCAGAATTTCATTCCCCATGGTGCCCGAAGAACCCTCAAGAACCAGTGTAATAACAAGCGAGCCAGTCGAGACCGGAGGTCGAAGACGGGCGAGCAGCAAGGAGCTTTTATGAAGTACGTTCTAATCACCCTATTCCTAGGTCTCGGCGCCTGTGGACAAGTAGAGTACGGGGGATTCTCCGAGCCGGGAGAGCCTGTAGAAAACGTTCCCGGCGAGCCAGCTACTCCTCCTACGCCGATAACAGTGACTGAAGCACGTTTTCAGGGCTTTTTAGATGGCTGCGAAGCAGTTCTCGGCCATAAGAAAACGTCAAAACACGACAAGCCTAAGCACATACATACCCCTCATATTAAAGTCTCGTGTAATGACCTATTACGCGCTTATAAAGAGAGTTTGGAGTAACATGGACAACGTCTATCACATCTCTATGATCATCGCTGCTGTGTTAGTGTACTTTGTACTTGTAGACATAGCGAACTCACTGCGACGCTTAAACAGAGGCCGACGTGATTAACAGTGCACTCATAACTCCCCCCGACATGCCATGCACAGATTCCATGATAGCTCGCGGAGCGGAGAATCTTATTGCAGCGAGCGCCGAAGGCGCGAGCGTCACTAGAGTCAAGTTCTCTGAGACAAACGAGAGGGTGGTTCTTCCAGAAGGGACTACTCACATCATCGTGTCAGGAAGTCCGTGGCTTTGGGATCGCGCTTGGCGTTCTCCTAAATGGCGAAGCATGACTCAAATATGTAAAGACAATCCACAAGCTAAAGTACTATTCCTAGGTGTTGGGTCTTGTTACCCGCTAGGGAAAGAGCAAGAGATCAGTGATTCGATTGTGAAACTGGGCGCGACGAAGGTGAAAGAGTTTTTCGACGGAGCCACTATAGTAGTACGAGATCACTTGATTCTTGAGACGTTGACTCAATGTGGAGTGAAGGCGGAGTTATTGGTGTGTCCGGCGTACTTCGCTAAAGAGAACTTGCCTTATAGCGAAGCTAAAAAACCACATAACTCCCTTTTCTTTTATGATCCTAAGAACGGAATCTCCGCAGGATGTTTCACGGATGAAGAGCGTAATGCACTGGTGAAAAAGCAGTTTGATTGGGCGAAAGAAAAGAATGCCATGGTCTACGTCGTTAACCAACACGAGATGAATATAGCAAGTAGCGCTGGGTTTTTTGTAAAGATGTTGCATGATACAGATCAAGCTTTTGCCGCGTTACATGCCTCATCGGAAGTGCTCTCCGGTCGTGTTCACTTAGCGATACCAGCCTTGTCTCTAGGTATTCCTACAGAACTCATCCCGGTGGATTCACGAGCGCAGACGGTGGAGTATGCAAGAATAGCTGATGTCGAGAAGGATCGTAAACGACTTATAGAAATCTTAAAGGAGTTTTTGAATGCCCAAAGCTTACCTTTCTTTCAACCTCCCAGAGGAAAATGAGGAGTTCTATTATGCTCAAAAAGGGATTGTTTACAGTATTGCTATAAGTGATTTAGATAACTGGCTACGAGACTTATCGAAGTATAAAAACAGAACTAAGATTAGTATTCAAGAAGTTAGAGACAAGATTAATGAGTTACTAACGGATATGAGGTTAAAATGACCAAAACTAAAGTACGACTTCTGCAAGAGAAGTTAGAAAACTATAAGAAAAAAATATGGGCTCAAATTGAAAAAATCCAAGCTAAGTGTAAGCATGAAAAAACAGAAAGCTGTTCTGGTTACGGCGGTACAAGTACGGAATGTTTAATATGTGGAAAGTTCTTAAAATGACCAAACTAACTTGTCTCCTCCTCGGCCATCAATGGACATGGGGAGAACCGCCGCTTTGTATTGAATGCTTGAGGTGTGGGAGGGTTGAGAGGTGAGTCAATTAGGTTTAGGAGTAATGATCCAAATGCTAGGTGGAAATAAAAGTTCGGCGGTAGCTGTCGAATCTTGTATAGGCAAGACCATCAAAGAATTAAAAATTGATGATAACCATTTTCAATTATTTTTTGACGAAGGTTATTTAGATCTATGGGACGACGGGCAATCATGTTGCGAGTATCGCCATATGTATTGCGACGATGATTTATCATTTTTCACAGGAGCTAAATTACAAGGTATCAAGATTAAAGACGGTCCCAGCAAAGATAACGATGGCGACGTAAGCGAGTGTCAGTTTTTAATTATTGAGACTGATAAAGGCGAAATCACTGTAGCAAATCACAATGAGCACAATGGTTATTACGGTGGGTTTTATATTAAAGCGGAGTTCAAATGAAACCCTTTTTTAAACCAGAGGATTTTGTTTTCAACAAGAAAATGTTTCCGTACGAGATTGCAGAACACGCCGAAAAACTCCTACAAAAGCGCGGCGTGCGGGTGTTTGGGTTCGCGGGACAAGATACGCCGAACACTTGGTATGGCTTTGACACTGGCAAGCCAACAAGCGTTGACACGCATAGCGCGCTACTGGTTTGTCTCGAGCCGCTCGCGAAAGCGGATTGTGAGCATTTTCCCGAAACCTTATTTACTGAAAACAAATGCAAACACTGCGGCGTCAAGCTGCGTGCGAAATGGGAGAGTGCGGAGTAATGGACGCTGACGACTGTTTTAAATTTAACGGTATCCCCATTGTTGTAGACGACAATTTCTCAGATGATTTTGCTTTACCAGGATTATTAATTAGCAAGGAGTTATTAACTATGACCACCCCCAAGCCTCGCGAGTTTTGGATTGATCCAGTTGATAGTTCTTGTGATGCAAATGGTTTATTGGATGCCGTTACAGATTTAAACAACAATCATTTGTGGGACGATATTAGAAAGCGGATGATTCACGTCATCGAATACAGCGCCCTCGAGCAAGCGTACACTCGCATAGCTCAGTTGGAGGCGGCGTTGGAGTTTTATGCTGACAAAGGGAACTGGCTCGGAACTGGCGGTATAAAGATTAAAATATCAGGCGATACAGAATTTATTCCCGACAAAAAACAGCCAAACACATTGTTAAATTTAGGCACTACTATCGGCGGCAAACGAGCCCGCGCCGCTTTGAAACAAAGGACCGCGCCGAATGAGTGAGAGCCACCTAATAATGAAATTTAAAGCCCATATACCTGCCTTCGTGGACATAGATACAAACCCATGTGAGTTAGAGCGCATAACGATAGAAGAGATTCTTAATAATAAGTGGATTAAACAATGGAATGAGCCGCCTAAGGATGATTTCAAATACTGTTGGTCATTAAATGATGGTGAATGGTCTAAGGCCATTTTAATGGCTGAATGGAAAGAAAATGGAAAGCGAACATGGTGGGTACTAGGGTATTTATCTGATATTCCTTCCAACCTACCCAAATGGAGGAGCGCCGATGGGGAGTGAGAATCAAACCGAAATAAGTTGGGATTTAATAGACTGCATTTTCGCTGTTCACGATTCCTTTGATTGTGACTTAGATAAAATGATGGCGTGGTTTCACACAGAAAATCATAACTTCGGTGGTTTTAGTCCCGCTGATTTATTCGCTCGTGGAAAAGGTCACAAGGTTTTAGAATTTGTTAGGTCTGTCCAAGATAGAGGTTTTGAAAATGAACGAAAATAAAAAGGCATCTCTAGTTTGGATAGGCGTAAAACCAGACGCAATCTACTGGGAAGTTCCAAATAATTTCCAACGTGCTTTACACGAAGAAGTTTTACTTTTCGTGAGTAAGGATTCTCATGACGCCTTAGCCGAGCAAGTAAAAACCATGAGCGACAACTGCATTAGCTTGAGTCTTCATAATAGCCGAGTGGATGCGTTGGAGAAGCAGATTGAGGAGTTGAAGGCGGAGCGTGATGGTGCAAGGGCGGCTCTAGAAGATCGCGATCAAATGCACGAGCTGCAATTGCAAGGAATTAAAAAGCAAATGTTTCGCCAAGAGGCCGAACTCCGCTCTGAAAACAAAGAACTTCGCGCGATAGCGAATAGCCCTGAGAAGTTTGATCTAAAAGAACATTTAGATTTGCAACGCAGACACATGCGGCTCAACGCTGAAAACGACAAACTGCGCGAAAAGCTTGGCGTGGCGAGATCATATATGGAGCATAAAGATAGCTGTGACAGTCGCAACGCATCTACCGCGTATGATTTTGGACCGCGTAATTGTGATTGTGGATTTGATGAAGCGCTCGCAAAAATAGAGGAAACAAACCCGCGAAAGGATGAGAGATGACCGTCGAAAAATTAAAAGCGTGGTTGGCTGATAAACCAGATAATTTCGAGATTGAATTAATGATTGAAGTTTTGCATCCAATTCATTCCCCCACAGTTATTCAGTATCAAATGCCAATGCAAGATATGGCCCTAACAAATGATAGAATTGTTTTTATTCACGAAGCGGAGGACCTATGACCCTCCCCGAAATAATCAAGCAGGCGCGGGAAGTGGCGAGTAAGGCGACGCAAGAGCAATGGACTGGCGTCAGCAATCATCCATTCTACGCCATCGTCAACAAGCCAGCGCCCAGCCAATCTAAGCACGATAATGAAAGACCACATTATTGGCGCATAGAGGATGTTGAACACGTAATTAAGTTCCAACCGCAATTCGTCACGCGCCTACTCGACGCGCTGGAAGAATGCATTCTGCAAAGAAATTCTTTTGAGTCCGGGTCTATTTCCGTCCAAGTATTATTGGATGCATACGACACCCAACTCGCCGAGATATTGGCCCCTTCAGGGGGTCAGTCTGATAGCGAAGATAGCAGACGGGAGGGGAAGTGAAAAATATAATTTACATTAACCTACTTAATGGAAACGATAATTTACATTAATCGGAACTAAAATGAGTAAAGTCAGAGAGAGGAAATAATGGCTAATAAAAGAGCCCCTAAAGGCAAAGTATATCAATGTAAGGCCTGTGGAAAAAGATCTCGTGACGAATATGGATTTGATTCTATTGATTACGGATTTGATGAGTCGTGTGTTTTAAACGCTGAGCTATGTGATGAAACAGAAGCTGCAGAAATTCGAGCAGCGTCATTACAAGAAATCCCCAGTAAGAGAAAAACTAAGAAGAAAAAGTTGGTATAGACAGCTCGCCAGCGCTTCGCGCTTGATATTTCTTGTCCTGGCTCGCCTTGCCACTCTTTACAGGAAATTCAATGCAACTAATGGCGAGCATTGAAAGCACTAGTATACTCATCAAGAAAAACATTAGAGCCCATATTGGGCTAAATAAAATTAAAGCTACGTACTTCATATCTTAAAATCCTAAATCTCTTGACAGTCTTAAAGCAATACATTTATATTCTGTGTTGTGTCGCAGGTTCGATTCCTGTCACGTCCACCAGGAATTAGCATTTTCCTAATGATTACAGTGGCTTGACAATTAAAACCTGCTACGCCGGAGTAGCAGGTGTAGCACGTTTTGAATTCTTCCGATGCGACATAAGGAGATACTATGTCTTTTTATGTACGTTCCAAAACCGGATACACTTGGCAGGTATGGGAGACCTTTTATAAGGATGGTAAAAGAGGTCAACGTAAGATTCTTACAGAGTCTTACAGCTCGTTAGGATTTAATCCATCCATGTCTCTAGCTGAGGCAAGGGACCGAGCTAAAGAACTTAATCTTAAAAAGCAAACAGACAAGCGTCTAGTCCCCGCTTCGCGACGGGCTCGGGATATCACAATCGTGGAATCTATCTACGTTCCTAAAGGTTATTCAGATGAGTTTTATAAAAGACTAATTCAAGAAAGTTTTAGTAAGAACGATAAAAAAATCCTGTCTCACTGGCAGTACTTACAGACCATGCTAAAAGATCTTCATATTGAGGCAGTTGAGTATAATGACCGACAAAATGCTTTCTATAAGTACTTTGTTAAAAACGGCAATAGCTATGATTATGTTCGTAAATTAATTCGGTTACTGAACATGTGGGGAAAATTTATCTGTAAGAAGCGGGGTCAAAGTTTTTACCCTGTTGATCTTCCCTCAGCTCATGTGAAGAATCAAATTCATGAAGCCTACCAAACGTCAGGGAAGTATCGCGGTCCAAGTGATCCACTAACTCCAATACTATTAAAGGATGCGAAATCTAAGCTAAAAGTACAAGGGAACTATGAGTGGCTTTTTGTAAGTCTTTGGTTTGGACTAAGGCCAAGTGAAATTAACGTTAAGAATTTCTTAATAAAGCACGAAGAAGGAAAGCAGGTTTTATGTATTTATCAACCTAAGTTAACTGCAATTGAAGAAAGAAAGCGATGGAAATCTATTCCCGTTCTATACTCAGAACAAGAAGAGGCGTTAGGTTATTTAAAAAAAGGCCTTTTTAAAAAGCCTTTAAATAAAACAATGCACACCGTGTTTGGGGGCAAAATTACCCTTTACGGAGGAAGAAAGGGATTTGTTGACCTTATGCTTGACCGAAAACAGAAGCTTGAAGATATTTCTTCTTGGATGGGACATTCAAATATCCAGCGGACCTGGGAGTCGTACAGGAACCGCCAACGCGTTGGTGGGACCTAGAACTAGCAGGAATTGCTATAATCTTAGGATAATGATATACCTATCTTAAGGAGAACTTAATATGTCAGGTCCTAAAGTCATCGCGTTCTTCAATCAAAAGGGTGGAGTCGGGAAGACTACAACCGTCTTTAATCTCGCTTGGGCCATGGCAAAAGAGAAGAAGCGCGTCCTAATGGTGGATTTAGATCCTCAGTGTAACCTCACAAGGATGTCGCTTGAAGCAACTGGCTTCTTAGACATGGAAGATATATATGATAGTAAGAGAATACAAAATGTTTACTCGGCTCTAAAGCCAACGTTTGAATCAGCTCCTGAAGCAATTAAGCCAGCAAAGCTTGTGGAACTCCGTAATTGTAAGAATCTTTGGCTCCTTCCCGGACATGTAGATTTACAGGAATTTGATGTAAAACTAGGCCTATCAATTAATCTCTCAAACTCCGTCGGAAACATCAATCTCCCCGGGGCCTTTAATCAGTTCTTTCAAGAAACAGCCAAAGAATATAAACTTGATTATATACTTCTTGATATGAGTCCAGCTATATCTTCACTAAACCAGATATTGTTCCTAACGTCGAATTATTTTCTTCTTCCGTGCACGGCTGACATCTTTAATGCGCAGGCAGTTGATTCACTTTCAACTAGGTTACCAGAGTGGGTAAGATGGAAAAAGGATGCAGAGAAAAGAAATATTTTTGATAGTGCCGCTTACAAATTACCGGAACACTTACCAATATTTTTGGGCGTAGTAATTCAACGTTTTAATCAGTGGGATGAGAGGCCTACGAAAGACTTTCAGCTTTGGATTGATAACATTGTAAAGAAAGTGGAAACTCAGTTAGTTCCTGAACTTCGTAAAGCTGAGATGCTTTTACCGGATAAAGTTCAAAAGAAAATGGCTCAAGATCCATTAAACCTTTATGTTATAGCTGAAATACCTGATTGTAGTACTCCTATTGCAATCTCTCAGAAACACGGGGTTCCACTCTTTGCTTTAACAGCTAAGCAGATAGGGAAAAAATCTGCCTCATTAGATTATGTTGAGAAAACTATAGGTCGATTTGAAGCTGTCGTAAATCATATTATCCATAAAATTTATATAGCTACGTCTTATTGACTTGAGTCACTCATGCTTTTGCATACTCTTTATCTTCTCTGGTAGTATATTAATATACCAGATAGTAAGGAGTACGTATGAAGGATTTGTTTAACGGCTTAGCGATCTTATCTTATCTTGCTACGCATGTTGGTTTTATTAGCTTTGCCTTTACAGGCTCTCAGACAGCAGTTCTTATTGGTGTCTTGGGATTATATGGAGTTAATACCTTCGGTGGATTAGCTCAATATATAGAATACAAGGAACGTCAAAAGGCTTTGTTAGATGCTGTTATGTCTACCTTGGATAAGCCGAATGAACAAGCTAATAACAATTAGTGGTAATGCTGAGATTCAAGGTGTGGATCAAAAATTGATTACACTCGTGGAAGACTTAGCTGCCTTTCTAAATCAAAAAATAATTATAACTTCAGGATTTCGCCAAGGAGACAAAGGCCAGCACGGAGCAGGCCTGGCTGTCGATTTGATGTGTCCTGGAATTTCGACTCTTGATTTCTATTTAGCCGCTGAGAGATTTCCGTTTATAGGTATCGGTGTTTATTCAGATTGGCAAATTAGTGGGGTTACATATGGAGGCATACATGTTGATATTAGGAATAGTTCTCCTGCTCGGTGGTTTGGATTTAGAGATCCTAGGAATGGGGTTAATTCTTACCTGGCTCTTTCAAAAGATAACTTAAAAAAATATGGGGTTATATGAGCTTAGTATATGTAGCAATAATAGCTTTTCTGGCTACTGGGTATATTTATATACGTCATTTAAAAAATCAAGTGCTGAAAGCACAGAATGCTCAGTTCAATAAAGAGATAGAATCTATTACCGCCAAAATTAAGGAGGAGTCAGGTGATCTTACACGCTGGAAAGAAATTCGCGATGCTAAGCTTCGTGATCTCAATAAGCCTAGTTCCACAGATAAGCAAGAGTAGTTGTGAAATCGATCTAAAGAAATGTGCAGAGATTATTTCGTTAGATTCACAAATTATCCAAGGCCAAGAAGACAAGATGAAAGACTATGAAACACTAGTCGAGCTTTATAAAAAAGATAATGCAAATATGCAGAAACAATTAGAGCAGTCACAAGCTTGGTACACAAACCCTTATTTTCTTTTTGGAGTAGGGTTATTAACAGGCATCGCGGTGAGCAAGTGAAACAAGGAGACCTGCATGAGAACAAGTAGTCGAAAAGCGAAGGGACGAAGATGTGCTCAAGAAGCTGCAATGATTATTGCAAGTGAACTTCATCTTCCGCCGGAGGATGTTCGAGTTACCAGCTCTGGTTCCACAGGAGAAGACATTCTTTTGTCTTCACGAGCGAGAGCAATATTTAATTTTGCAATTGAGTGCAAGAACGTTGAGAAACTCAATATTTGGAATGCAATTCATCAAGCTCGGACTCACGTTGCGAATCCAACGCAGATACCAATGGTAGTATTTAGAAAAAATAACGAAGAACTACAAGTATCTCTACCCTTTGAAACCTTCATGGAAATTTATGCCCAAAGTAGGAAGTAAAATCCTTTTTAAAAAACCAACGCCAGGCGTGATTGAGTTCCCCGAGGGACTTCAAGCTGAAGTAGGAGGGCTTTTAATTGATAAATTCACGAAAGCCGTTTTCCCATTACCGATGGGATTACCAGAAGATTTAGAAGATCCGCGTTTTGTAACTGTCTACTTAGAGGAGTGTATTGACGAGGAGCTACGGGATCATTTGATGGAAACTGATTTAGGGAAGGGCTGGTTATATGGATTCTTGTGTGGAAACTACATTCAACAACAGCTTGAAGTAGAAATTGATGAAGAAGCCTAACTCAATTAGAAACCCTGGCACGAAGTCAGCAGCGTTTCGAGGTATATTAAAATACTTTGTACTCCCTATAAGTAAAAGAATCAGTGGCAAAGATAATCTCTGGGAAGCTTGTAAAACTATGTTCTTGGAGGACACAAGAATAGTTACTTCAGCGATGGTTAAAGAAGCTTTCAAGATGCCTGGGATGGAAGAGTTTCCTGGGGGAGTTGTAAGACCAATCGGAGATTTCACGTTAGTCAGAGGGAATAGAATTTTGTTTGTACTTGATAAAGAGTACGACAACGCACGAATTGAAGTTGAGAGCGGCCGTGTTTTTGTTCTTAAAAAATATGAATGGGAATTTGTAAAGAATAGGTTAGAGAATGTCGGAAAAGCCGGATTTAAAGACGCTGATCGCGATTGACATAGAGACGGAATGTAAGATTCCGGAGTGCCCAAAAGGCTCGAAGTGTTATGAAGCAGGTCACGCGTTACATCCCAAGACAGCAAAAATAAGTTGTATTGGCTTATGGGGTTATGTTGGTGGTTACCAGTACTCAAATGTAATTCGTGGTCCGAAGATGATAGAAGAACTTACAGCCTTTGTGCGAAAGTGGCCGAAGGTTCGCTACACCGGATATAACCTAACGTTCGATTTAAAACATCTTCACTTCGCAGGCTTTGATATTAAATCTATTGGCTGGGTATATGATTCCCAACTGATGGCCCACACATCCACTACGAAAGTAACTGAGGAGTATATTCAGAAGTATGAAGAACTCCGCGTAATAGAAAATAACAAATTACCAGTGGGGTTCTCCCATCGAAAAGCAAGAGGCTTGTCGTTAAAGGTTCTAGCTCCTTACCTCCTGGGAGTAGATCCATTTTGGGAGGACCCTACTAATCATGACTCAGATGAATATGTGTTGAAGGATTGTGAGTACACTTGGCGGTTAACTGAGCTCTTTATAATGCTGCTAGATGAAAAAAATGAAATGAAGTTTTACACCGACTACATACAACCATGGGCGAAGTTTCTTCTTAACGTGGAGCTCACAGGTGTCGCACTTAACGAAGACAAAATCACCGATCTAAAGCAACACTTGGAACTTGAAGAGCAAGAACTTAGATATCAACTTGATCAACTCTGGGATAAAGCTCATTCAAAATATTATCAGATTCAAGAACGAGAGCTTAGTGAGCAGTATCGCGAAATGGCTCTTCAAAAGATTTCAAAGACTAAAAATTTGGACTCAGAAAAGCTTCGAAAGATAGAACATCGTTATAATGAACTTTATAAGAAGGCACTTCAGAAGATTGAAAAGCGTCTTAACTATGAATCGCCTAAGCAAATGCTCTGGCTTTTAAAAGACTATCTCCAACTTCCAGTTCTTAACTTTAAAGAAGAAGAAAGCACTGGTGTCGAGGTTCTAGAAAAGCTTGCAGCCACTGGAAGAGAGGATATGAAACTCTTTCTTAAGTGGAGGGGAGTGCAAAAGCTTTTAGGAGCGTTTATCCCCTCTTATGAGGCCTTGGCGATGAAAGGGGTTATACACCCTAGCTTTCATTTGTCTGGTACGCGTACAGGCCGTTTAAGCTGCTCAGACCCTAATCTGCAACAAATCCCGAGTGACTTATACTGTATGTTCAAGCCGAGAAAAGGGAACGTGTTTGTTGGCTTCGACATGGAAGCCATCGAGGCAAAACTGATTGCGGCTTACGCCAACGACTTAAACTTGTTTGATATTATCTCGAAAGGATATTCGATCCATGACTACAACGCCAAAAACTTCTTTGCACTCGAAGCAGATATCAAAGATGTTAAAAGACTTTTTCCTAGTCAGCGACAGGCTGCGAAAACTGTCGGGTTTGCGTTGTTTTACGGTGCAGGACGAAACCGAATTAAAGCAGCTCTTACGAGTGCAGGATTTTCTATTTCTGACGCTGAGGCGAGCCATAAACACGAAAACTTTAAAGAGTACTTCGAAGACGCGGTACGGTTCCACAGGGAAATCACGAAAGCGTTTGAAAAAGGCGAAGTCATCCAAAACGTCTTAGGACGTCCAATCTCTATTGAAGATCCAAGTGACGCTTACATGAAGGGTTTTAACAAACTCATTCAAAGTTCAGCATCAGATCTTTGTCTAAACGGCGCGTACCTCGCACAACAAGAATACGACACCTTGGATTTAGACGCGAACGTCATAATGCTTATTCATGATTTTGTTCTAGTAGAGGTAGCAGAAGACGTAGCAGAACAAGCCGCACAGATTTTAAAGAAACACATGACACGAAAAATATTAAAAACCGACTTTGGAGATATCCCGCTAACTGTATCTGGCGGAGTAATGGGGAATGAATGGAAGAAGTAAAAGTACTAGGACCTCAAGTAGGATACGTGGAGCTTCTTGATCACCACACTAAACTCAACATGGAAAAAGAGAAGACAGACCCAAAGAAAAAGTTTGCTCCTCTTAGACCATCTAGTGCCGGTGAATGTACTCGCGCTTTAGCCTTTGCTCAGAATGAGTTCTTAGGTAATGCTGAATACGAAAAAGAAAACAAGTCACCAGAGACCCAACGTCTTCTAAACCTTGGTCACTCAGTTGAGTGGCACGTTTTGCGTCAGTTCGAAGACGCCTTTAAAGACACAGACATTAAGTTCCGTTACAAGCAACAAGTTGTTCGCTTCTTCAAGCTCCCTGACGGCACTTATGTCGAAGGAAGTATTGACGCAGTGATTGTGTCTCCAAAGTTTAAGTGTTTAATCGACGTGAAGAGTAAGAAGGATAAGTTCTCGATTAGCCATAAGACACATTGGGATGAGGTAACTTACTCTCTAAAAACTAATCCTCATGTAGTGGAGTTCGGCGTTGACAGTTACTACGTCGATGACCTTGAGGCGTTCTTGAACGATTTAAATGATCCTTTTTGGGCAATGAATTTCTACCAGTTAAACATGTACTTCTTTGACGAAGGTGACTTCCTTCAAGGAGCGGGTGTTGATCATGCTGCTCTCATTTATTATGGAAAAAACGACTCACGTATGAGAGAGATTCGCTTTAAACCAAGTAAGGCTGTCTACGAGCGCGTGAAAGCGAAGTTTCTTCTCGTGGCCCAATACATCAACGAAAAAAGAAATCCACTTGAAGCTCCGCGAGACTTTGCTCTTGGCTCCATCAAATGTGCTTTCTGTAACTTCTCTAAAGAGTGCTGGGGACAAGACGTTGAAGCCTTAAAAGAATACTTCAAGACTTTTCCTAAAAAGAAGTGGCCTACTGACCTAGAAAAGGTTCCAGCCGTAGCTGAACTTTTCAAAGAGTACATAGACCTTGAGGCCCAGTCACCAGTGCTTTTGACACTCGAACAAGAAATTGTTAGTATATTATTATCCCACAAGGTTAATAAGATCAGAGTGGATAAAGATCATGTCTACCAAATACAACATTTAAAAACAGGAGGTCCGAAGAATGGACCTAGAATTGTGTTACGGAGATCAAAAGATTGAAGAAAGTTAGAATGAGGATTGAAGAGTTTATGTGGGTAAAGAACGCCATGAACAATGAAGTTTCAAGTTATGAAATCTGGGAAAAATCGAAAAACAAGAAAGTCCCCCATAGACGACAAGCTGATATTCAAACCTGTCGACGAATAAAAGTGAAGACTGAAAAGCTAACAGAGAAGGACATTGTGATGGGAAAATACGAACCAAATCTTGCTCGTAAGGAAGTGAAGGTGCTTTCAATACTTGTTAAAGAAATGCTTACGAATTTAGTTCAGATAACAATTCCAGAGTACTGGAGGCGCATATCTGTGAATGAAGAACTACGACCACAACTCGTTCCTTACATAGAGAAATGTAACAAGCTTCAAGGCCTCCTTTTAAATCTTCAAAACACTCTACAGGAGCACTTATGAACTTGATAACGTTGACCTCAATCGACAAACGAGAAGTAGATTTTAATCCCGACCAGATAACTTACATCTTGGCCTCAAAGATTGAAGGAACAGGGGCCTACGTTCAGACTACAGGCTCAGAAAAAGTAATACCAGTAATTGAGACTCGCGAACAAATTCGCGCTTTATTAACCAATGTTTCAAAGGAGAAACAAAGTGTCTAACCAAAACCAAGGTAAGATGACAACAATCTCTGTCGCTCGTACAAACGAAGGCAAAGATGACAAGGGTAGAGATAAGCTCTATCTAAAATTGGCCAGTGATATGGTCGCTAAATTTGCTGCTCACCTAAATGAGCTAGCTGCTGCAAGCAAGGAAGCTGTAATTGATATTCGCGTAGAAGAACGCGTAAATCAAACTAGTGGCAATACTTTCCCAAGTGCTTTCCTAATGCTTCGTGAGACACAATCCAGCCCATTCGCTGGGAACGGCGGAAATAAGAACTACTCAAACGGTACGTTTAAAGCAAAAACGAGTAGCACTACTAGCCCGGCAGCTACGCAAGCTAAACGATTAGCTAACGAAGGATAATAATATACCATGTCTTCCTTAGCACACAGGCATTACTCAATCAGCCTCTATCAGGCTCTAGTGCTCTTGCATAATTTGCTTTCGTGCGAGGATGGCGATAATGATGCTAATAGGACCAGGGATGATCTTTTTAGCGAACTTAATAAAAAGCAGATCTCCTTAGATAAGGAAGTCTTGGAGAGCTGTCTTTACTGTGCAAATATTAATAATGAAGATAGGAAGTTTTGGCATCCAGAGAAGAAAGATTTTGATCTATTCTTAAGGTATGTTGTCCCCCCAAAACATAAATTTGATAAGATTTACAATGTGATAGAACATATTGAGGATAAAAAATAATTTCAATGAAAGTTGAAAAAGGTATAATAATATGCTAGGATTTATAAGTGATTTAATTAGAGTTCTTGGAGGTAGAAAGTTCCTATTAGCCATAGGAATTATAGCCATTGCTACCTACGTGCAATTACATTCAGATAAAGGTGTAACGACAGAATTTGCGATGATGATGGTTTCAATACTAGGTCTTTTCAATGTTACGAACGCGGTTACATCAAAAGATTATCTCTCTTCGAGACAACCAGAAGTGAAGGTTGTAGATCACACCGAGGACTTAAATAAGATTAAGGAATCAGTTGTGGCTAGCTCTCAAACAGTACAAAACTTGCATTCATTTTTAACTAGTCTCATCAACGCCGCTAAACCTGGAGGTCAGAATGTTAATACTAACACAAGCAGTCCTCGATAAATATATTGCTTCAAAAGTTAATTCATGGAGTCACTCAACAATACGTTCAGAGCGCTATCGTTTGAAACCTCTTGTTGGAAAGAACTTAGATGACCCACAAGGCTTGTACGAAGAGCTCTCTAAGGAATATAAACCATACTCCCTTCAGACATTATTCATTCGCATTAATACTCTAATGAATTTTTTGGTTAGAACGTCAGTCGTTATTGAAAATCCATATAGAGTCTGGATTGAAGAAAATAGGAATCTTTTTAAAAACGCTTATCGGAATAAGGAAGTCAGCGTTACTTATAACGAGGCTGAAGAACTTGTAAAGACTCTTCCCGCTCGTGTCCGGGAGTCAGCGATGTCGCTACTAACGGGCGGGTTAAGAGCCCATGAACTAGATAATGTGAAAGATGGTTATATCAAAGGTAAGGGGTCAAAGCTAAGACCACTTTTGACAAGTGTACCCGCTGATCCAGCGCCTTATATGGAACTCTACAAAGCTCTTAAGAAGGTAGGACTTGTTCCTCATGACTTAAGAAAGCTCTTCATTACACGTCTTATTGAACGTGGAATTCAACTCCACGATCTTTGTAAGGTAGCTGGTTGGAACAGTATTGAAACTGCGATTCGCTACGCTCAGCCTAAGAAGAACGAAGAACTTCGTGCTTTTGTTAAAGCCAGTTTAGCTTAATTGTAAACTTAAGAAAATTTGAATTGTAAACAATTGTGGTGAGTAACTTCGAAGGTGTGCAAGCTAAGATGAAAAGTCTTTGGAGACACACAGAGAAAGACAATACTCAGTATCGAATGCGAGGGTAATCACATCAACAATGTTGAACCTCAGTAAATACATGGCCAGCATCGCGACTGGCTCGGAGCGAAAGCCACAATTAACTTGAAAAGTATATTAATATACCAGGAAGGAATCATGCCAATAATTCCCTTGCATTGTCCAAAATGTGACTTAGACTTTGAATTCTTTAAAATTAGATCTGATGAGATAGTCGAATGTCCTCAATGTAAAACCACCGAAGAAAATCTAGAAAAACGCGTTTCAAAAATGACCAGCGCAATCCTCAAGGGCTCAGGCTGGGCTCGTGATAACTATAAAACTAAGCCCATAAAATAATGAAGAGTATTTATTATTTTTTACGAGCCCTTGTTTGCAAGCACAGGGATGCTAACGTTGCCGGAACAAGAGGTTGGTATTGGTGTCCTAAGTGTGACGAATATCTTTATCAAACTGAAGCGAAAAATTCAAAATACTATGACCCTAACTGGAAATAAAAGGAGAACGTATGCGCATAGAATCCTACGTCAACAACCTCTTAAAAACTCACGGAAAAGACAAAGCCACTGCAATCGCGGCGAATCTCTTCCATACAACTAGAATGGCAGTAGTTGATACTCAAAGCTACCCACCACTAGCAGACGAGTGTGAGTGGACCGACAATCCTAAAGGCGGAAAGAAACTTGTCATTGATGAAGTGGCGAAGGCCAAGCGCCTGATTAAGAACTTTAGATTTTGGACCAACGTCTTTACGATCTTGAGGAAGAGCAAATGAGTAAGGTAGCAGATGAATTCATGCTTAAACGGGCATTAGATATGTTACTCGACAAAGTTTCAAACGGGCGAATGTACTGTAAGGATTTGCAGTGGGATGAGGGCATAATTGCAGTCGCTGTAAAGCCCGGAGTAACAATGTCGCAAGAAGAGGAACACAAATTAAACAGTCTCTGCGCGAAAGCAATAGCCAGCAGCTTTGGGTGGCACGACACCTATGAGGACAAAATAACATGAATGAAGAAGCAGTGTCGCCGGGCGCAAGCGAAAAGCCTGTAGAAAATCCCGGCTCTGAAACACCAGTCGATCCCACAGTGGCTATAATCAACGCGTTTCCCGAATGGGCCAAGGGATGGATGCAAGCCATAAGTCACTGGGTCGTTAGTCACCAAAGTTCTCCCCCAATATTTCTTAACCCTATTACCGGAAAACCAGAATGGATTAACCGCGCTAAGCGCAGAAAGTATGAAAGACATGTTAAAAAAGCTTAAGAGCGAATATCTAGATCGCTTCATAAAACTAGCTGAGGCTGGAAGCCCGCTAATTCTTAAAGGAGCTTCATTGTACGTTGAACTTATTGATGAAGTAGGAATGGTCGATGGAATGAAGAAGAGTAAGGGTGGAATTATCCTGGCTCAAAATCCAGATCAACGCCTTCACTCGGTACAAGCCAACCAACTCTTTCTTGGTGTGGTGCTTTACTCAGGGCTTGGCTACTACGATGCTGAGACTGATGAGCGTGAGCCATGTGAGCTCCAGCCAGGAATGCTTGTTTTATTACCTAAGACTTCACTTGATATAGTGTCGACCTTTCCTGGGCTGGAGGGCTTAACAGCGAACAAACTCTGTCGCGTAAAAGAGACAAATGTCATTGAGTACTACAAGAGTGAAGATGACTATATGAAAACGGTTGAGATACTTAATTCTTGAGAAAGAGGCTCCCGCGAGGCGAGGCAGCTTTTAGACAACTTTACCAAACTTATAAAAGTAACGCTAGAAAGACTGGGCGTTCATTTAAACTATCCGAAGAAATATTTAGATCATTAGTTACGTCTAATTGTTTTTATTGTGGAGTAAGTCCACGTAAGAAGAAATTTCCTTCACGTCCTAGTGTAGATCCGAAGTGGAGAAGGTTAGATTTTTTCACCTACAATGGAGTGGACAGACGCAATCAGGGGCGTGGGTATACAGTTAAGAACTCAGTACCTTGCTGTAGTCAATGCAACTACGCAAAGCATGTGCAGTCTTATAAAACATTTATGGAGTGGATTGAGAGAGTCAGTGGTTTCCAAAGTACTTCAAAATCCCGCCGATAATAGCCGAGATAATAGCACTTAAAATTACAGTGTAGCCTTTTGCAGAGCGTAGAGTTATTTCACGCTCTGTTTTCATTTCAGTATGGAACTGCATGTGTGAGAGTTCCAGATCACGGATCTTCTCTTTATGTTCCGCAGAGTCCTCAAGAGTTCTTTGAACACCTTCTTCAATGCGAGCTAGGCGCTCTTTCATTTCTATGATGTGGGGGAGAAGGTTATTTTCCACCAACGCCTCGCACTTGATTTATCTTCTCTTGCAGCGCCGTGCTCGTTGACTGAAGCGTTTGAACAGCCTTTTCAGGAGTTCCAAGGAATTGTCTAAGAAGCGTTGGGTTAGTTAAAAGGCTAACTTTATCCTGACCACCTAGAGAATTAAAATACTGAATTTGTTTTCCAATTGCTTGAAGGCTTGTGAAGGTTTGCTGAGACAATGGGGCGGCCTTCAGGGAATCTACTTTATCACTAGCTCTTACAAGAGTAGATAGTTTTGAACCCCAGTTCTGACCCTCAACATAATCAATTGGTGTTGACTTCATATTTTCAACCATTTTAGTAACGGAATTGAACATTCCTTTAGAATAACCTACGGTGTCTTTAGCTTTATTAGCAAAGGTGCCTGCAATATTAAGTGCAGCTCTTATATTCTTAAGTTCAGACAACTGCTGTTCAACGTCGGACCCAGAAGCTTCAGCAATGTTCTTAAAGCCCTGTTCTAAGAACTGTCCAGACTCACCAAACATTTTCATCATAACTTTATTTACTGTGGCATCATCACCATATTTTAAAACAGGAAGAAACTTGTCTGTTGCTTTTCTGAAGTTATGCCATGATCCCTGCATTGTTGAGAATAAATCACGAGCTAATACTTCATCACCTTTTTCATTAACCACTGTTTCAAGTGGATTAATTGCATTTGAAAGTTGTGCACTAATTTTCCCACGCATGTTCTCTAGAGCTCCAACAACAGAATCACGGAGGGCTAATTCCTTAGTTCCACCTTGCCAACCGCCAGATGCCTTCACAATGGAGTCCACTTGTCGAAGTGTATTTTGTAGTCCTTGCCAAGAAACAGTTTCTCCTGAAGTAGCGTCTTGCGATAACTTCCAAAGTTTTTGTAAAGCACCTCTAGCATTTTTGTTAAAAATTTGATCAAGCTCAGGCATCGCTTCACCATCAATTGTCGTTCCGAACTCCTTGAAAGTATCTGCTAAGATTTGCTTCACGGGCTGAGTTGAGGTTTGAAGTTTTTCTAGGACTGGCTTTAAGATTTCTTGACGAGCGCCGTAAGAAGCTGAGGCTGATCGCTCACTATCTTCTACAACGCCTTTAATAAGATCAATACCAGCTTGTCTTACCGGATCAACCCCAGAAACATCTCCAGCAGCTCTATCTTTAAACCAATTAAGCGATTGTTTCATATAGCCTTGAACAGACTTTAGAGACTCTGAGGAATCAAGAAGTGTACGCCAATCTTCATAAGGAACAGCAGGAAGTTTATCCTTCATCCACGTGGCTATTGCATCTTTATCAATATAACCCGCAACAGTAGAGCTAGCCTTATTAAGTGCCATTCCTCCAACTTTAAGTAGTCCCATAGTCAATGCATTTTTAACAACTTCACCACCGAACTCTTGTCCAAGGTGTTCTTTAAAATCTTTAGCGTCTTGTTCCGTTTGAAGACCCATTTGAATTGCATCTTCAATCTTTTGCATTTTACCGGCAACAGCTCCAGCAGACATTCCAAAAAGAGAGGCACCAGGTATTGGAATCAAACTACCCATCATAGCACCACCAACACCTCCTTGAATAGGCTGCGAGTCTGCTTTCATTGAGGATAGGAAACCAGGATATGCCTTCTTCCAGTAGTTACCATCTTTAATAGCAAAATCCTGTTGACCAATCTGCTTAACGTTATTTTCTCCATAGACTCCTTGAAGAAATCGGAGTTGATTCTTTGGCGTTTCGGCCATTGCCATTTTGTAACCAGCATCAAAACTTAAGGCATTTTCGTCTAAAGGCTGGTCGGCGTTATTGTAAATAACTTTTGTTTTAGCAAAATCAAAGCCAACACCTTTAGCCATTTCAGTGGGGTTAACTTCAATAGTTCGTCCCCACTTATCTTTGATAATTGGATTGCCAGTTTCAGAGCGATCAACAACCTTACCGCCTAGACTAGCAGCGAAGTCTGGAATACTTATTTCGTGCTCCGGTTGAGGGAGCTCGAGGCGTAAGCCTTCTGGTATGGGTTGTTCGTCAGTCATTATTCACCTAAATTGCGAGCCCATGATGGAAGAGCTGGGGGTTGATTAGCATTTACCGGAGCCATGACAGTCCCTGAGCCTTGAGGTGGTTTCTCTACTGGAGCACCGAAGTATTGTGACTCACCTTCCAAACGATGGGGATGTCCTTTTGGCAAAAATCTAGAGTACAATTGCTCAACGGGCATATTTGGGTATGCTTGATTTAATTGAAGACTCAATCCTTTCGCTTCATCGTTGATGCTTGAAAGTACTTGTTGGCGGACAAGGGCCATCGTCTTAATGAGGTTTTGGGCATCAGCCTGGTCAAGAGTTCCTTTGGTTTTTTTCTCTAGTAAACGATTAAATTCTCCAGCTATAGAAGGATCACCACCTGCTAGTTTAATCTCGTTTTCATTAAGACGTTTCAACCCAGTGATACCAGTAATTACCTTCTCTGGAACCGTACCACCAGCAGCCGGGTTATACTGAGCTTCGTCAACTAACTTCATGCCTTGATCCAAAACTCCAAGTTGTTCTTTAAGTCCTTTTGTATATTTTCCATTAAAGTCAGTGACAGCTTTAGTAATATCTTTATTCATATCGCCACTAGCTTTGCTCTTACCTATTTGAAGTTTGGTTTGATTGTTAGCTGCATTCATCTCTTTCATCGTTTGATAATGAAGACGAGTGAGTGTGTCTTGTTGTTGTAAATGCTGTTGTTGAAGCTGGTTATTCATTAACTGATCAGGAGTAGGTCCCAAGCTTTGTCCTACTTGTTGAATAGCAGCAGCACTCATGCCAAGCCCGGCAAGGCGTTGTGTTAGTTCACCAGCTACTCCACTCATAGCTTGCATTTGTTTTTGATCGTTTAGACCTTGTTGCTTTATTTGTGCTACTTGGCTTTGAGCATCGTTGATTGCATTTTGTTGTGCGACTTCTTGAAGCCCTTGATGGAAAGCTTGTAGTCCCTGTAATAATTCGTCTAGTGCCATATATTAATCTCCTTACCGTACTGGTCTTCCAGGACTCATGTAAAACGGATTTACATAACCATAGCCAACGCCGCCGGAGGTTCCCCCAGGCATAACTCCTCCACCCGAGTTTCCACTCATGCTAAAGAATTTATCCCAACCACCACCCTGGTTAATCATGCTCATTGCACCCAAACCCCCGCCAAGACCTGCCAAACCTCCACTAATCGCTCCACCTAAACCGCCGCCTTCAGAGCCCTGTGTATTTCGCGTAGCTGTTTGGATTCGGAAATTACGTTCGTTAGCTTGTAACTGACTTCCAAGATTTAAAAGCGTCATACGATTTTGAATCGCCTGGGAAGCCAATCCCTGACGTAGACCCATAAGAGCCTCAGCCCCACCTAGTCTTTGTTGACCAAGCCCTTGAGCATACTGAGAAGCAAATGACCCCTGGTTAGAAGAAAGCTGTGCTTGTTGTCGAATTTTCTCTTGCGCTAACTTGGCGCGAAGAATTGGATCACCAACACTTCTTCCCATTTGCGCAGCCGTTCTCTGCATCTGTCTTTGCTGATCAGAGAAACTTTGATCAAGCGCTGTCTGCTGTCCTTGAAAAGCCTGAGCTGCATACTGGTTTGCTGCTTGAGTATCTTCCTGTGAAGGGACACCACCGCTTTTCGTAAGCATCTGTAAGAGATTAGCGTATTGGTCAGTTGCTTGGTTTGCATTCTGATCAAGTGTTTGCTGTGAAGCCTCATTAGGATTATTTGCTAAACGCTTTTGTAGATTATTAAAAAGATCTAATATATTAGAGCCAGCATTTTTTTCTAACTCACTGGGATCTACCATCTGAAGGCCGGTGGAGGAAGATTGGTTTTTTCCTAATCCTCCTGTGACTGCTCCAGCAACTGCTGCAGCTATAGGTATCCACGCCATACTAAACAGCTCCTACTAATTGAGTGAGCCCAGTTTCAGCTACTGTGAAATCTTGGGATTTAAAATTACTAATAACTTTGGGGTGATTTGTGAGAACAACAAGGGCCTTTCCACCTGCTTCTCGGGTATACTCCATTACACTTTTCATTATTTCTTTAAAGGCTTCATCACGTTCTGGAGTTGTACTTCCAGGATTCGAAATTAAACATTCCAACATATATAAAGACGATGTCACTTTGAACACCCAAAGAGCTAGAATACCTTCAACGATAAAGCCTACATTACTTAAGTAATCTGGAGGGACAGTTACTTGGTCATGGCCAGTCCACCAAGGAGCTATGTGTTCATAATCGACTGGTGTAATACGGCGAGCTTTAGAGTTCATAAGCCACCAACTTTACGTAATCAATAAAACCGTTACCGGAAGAATGGACATATGTTGCTTTATAGGTGTAAGTACCAGCGGAGACGACATCCAGGAAAACACATTGATGGAATCCCTTCGTACTGCTATTTGCCCCGTAACCATAGATACCAAAGTCAGCAATAGCCGATCCGTCGCGCTTGTATTGAATGCTTGAACCACCTACGTCATTTAACATATTTGCTTTGCCGGAGCCGTCAGGTTGGAGAAATAGGAGAACTGGGCGTCCTGTGGTGGTGATAGTAACACTACAATTTGGAATATCTCCTGTACTTGTCGGAGTGGTGGAGCCTGAAGAACTTGATACTTGCTGACCGAGAGCTGCTAGCTTAGCACGAGTCACGTTGGCTGCGGCTATTTTTGCAGTAGTAACTGCAAGATCATCTATTTTTGCAGTGGTGACGCCCAGATCTGCAATCTTCGCAGTAGTAACATTCGCATCAAGAATTTTTGCTGTAATAACTGCATCAGCAGCTATCTTTCCGGCAGTGACAGCAAGGTCATTGATCTTCCCTGTTGTGACGTTAAGATCTGTTATTTTGACCGTTGTTACTGCATCCGTTGCAAGTTTTGCAGTTGTAACGGTTCCATCAATAAGCTTTGAAGAGCCGGTGATCCCAGCGGTTTGAATATTATCATCATTGATCTTCGTTGTATTAATGAAAGTTTCGACACTAGATATAATATTATCTAGGTCAGCTTCAGTAAGAACTATTCCTGTATCATATGTTTTGGTTATTGAAATTGAGGCCATAGTATATTAATATACCCTTACTCACTTTGAGTGGTGTTATCGTTGAATTCCGCGTCTTCGTATTCTATTTGGAGTGCATAAATGGTGACTTGTTCATTCGTTCCCGATTGAGTGATCTCAACGGTAATTCCTCTCCCACGACCCTCAATAGGGGCGTTGAATGGTTCTATTATACCAGATATCCCCAGTAATGAGGTCCCAAGGACAAACGTGGTACCAAGGGCATCCCCGGAACCGTTGTTAGAAAACGTAAAGCTCTGAGTGTCTTGCTTGTCAATTTGGACCGTTACCGTAATGGTGAAGGTATTAAGTGGCTTATAGTACAAATAAAGCCGGTAAAAGCCTTTTAAACGCGTTATATCATTACCTGGATACAGGGTAGGGGTCTTAAGCCGATATGTGATCCCAGTGGTGCCAAAATCGGTGTAGGTACCATTTTGCATCTGGATAACCCGGCCAGCGCTAGTGCCAAGCACAAGCTTCCTAAAAGTACCTGTGTCACGGGTAGAGAGTGATTGGCAGGAAAGATCAGGCCAACGATACCAACGACCGACGTTGTAGTTATAAAGATACAGATCATTATTTGCACTATCACCAGTAGCGGTCATAGCGAAAGCAACAGAGTTTAGGCTTTCAACGTGACAAGCACTTACATAACTAAGTCTTGAGCGAGACCAGTCTGTGTTGAAAGTGGGTTGAATGGCAGAACTTAAATACTTGGATTCAACATCTCCATAGTTTTGTGTGGCGGATAAAGAATGAATTCCACGTCGTGAGACGAAAACTATATCCTGATCACCTATTGCACAAAGAGCTTTAGGTCCTACCAATCCGATGGAGTAGGAGACGGGTTCAACAATCCATTCTTCAGGTGCGTAGCCGCTGATGCGATATATTTTGGATTTTTTAAAGACAAAGAGCATACCTTTAAAAGGTATAGCTCCAATAATACCGCCTTCATCACCATCGCCAGTTCCAATAGGAATAGCACCAGAATCTCCTACGCCTCCCCATTCTTCTGGATTCCCTGTAGTACAGTAGTGAAGAAGATCAGGATCTGTTTGGTCGTTACAGAAAAGTCTGCCAAGCCATTCAGTACCAAAGGTAGCAGCCGGTGGTGAGCCACCAAGAGCTGCGTAGGTGGAAGCAGAATCTGGATTATATTTTATGGGCGTATTGGTACTTCCATTAAAAAAGAAAATAGCGAGTTCATTCATACAAGCAGAAGTTACCGTTGTTACGGTACCGCTCGGTCCACCAGTCCCTGTGATCTCCGTACGAACACCGCCGGAATCATACTTATAAAGTTTTTTTCCACTGGTATAAGATAGAAGTAATTGTTGCTTATTATTTGAAGCATCTGTACGCCAATAATCCCGAATGTCCAGGACATCAACAGCACCAATAGATGAAGAATCAAAATAACTTCCGCCTTGTCTTTTCTCCCGCTGTCCTCCGGTAGAGAAGACAACGTTATCTGCAATGCGTAGTGTGTTAGGGTCACTAAATCCTTCATCAACAGCAGTGCTAAGTCCACCATCCCAAGGCATGAGGTTTAAGAATTGAGTCTTGCGCATTAGTTTACCCGCATCTTTCCAACACCTGCGGAAGCAGAAGAGCCACCTGTGGCTGTGTAAGAACCAACTCCAGTCACCCCATAAGTGACGCCGCTTTTAACATTCGAGTTAACTAGATTAGTATCGTCGTAAGTTGGAGTGACGTTGTTACTTGTGGAATTAGCCTTATAGGCTCCTTGAGATACCAGTACTTTCCCAGCAGGAATACTTGTCCAGCGATCAGAGCCGTCGTAGGTTCCAGTTCCACCATAACCAGCAACACCAGTTTTTGTGTCAGTAAGAGAAGGTATCGTAGCTGTTCCAGTTCTATTATTAGACCCTAAGGTGTTATATTTGAATGAGTATGCAGAATCTATTTTAGAAAGATCTACGTCTGTAAACCATCCGGCATAGTTAGATCGTGAAGCTCCAATGTCCTCATACGTAGGAGTTAAGCCAGCAGGAAAGCTTGAACCAAGACCTCCTACTTGTTGCATATTGGTTCCGGTAGAAAAATCCCCAGCACCTGCATTTGTAAATGATGGGGCTAATGCAATATCCCCCGTGCCGGAGCTCCAATTAGTTCGGTCGGTAGTGTTTCCAGAGAAATTGTTGTTTAAAGACCATTGGGCTGTGATAGCGCCAGCCCCACTTACACCAGTAGTCCAATTTGCGATAATATTTGAAATTAGATTTATACCACCAGAGCTTGCGGCAAATGATAAGCCAATACCTGCAGGAGTGGATGCACCATAAAGAGTGTTCCCACTAATCATTGCTTGACCCGTAAAAGCACCAGCCGACAAATCAATGCCAGCAGTAGAACATCCCGAGATTATATTTTTATTTACAATTAAATTTCCAGAGAAAGCAGCACTAGGACGAATGCCGCTTACGGAGTCGTGAATTCTGCAACCTATAAATGTGTGAACGTTAGCGTTTGGGAACGCGGCTGCGTAACCGTTTGTTGAAGCAAGATCACAACCTATAATTAAACTTGAAACGTTACCGAGTGTAATTGCAGTACGGTTAGCTGTTCCAGAAGTATTACTTAATTTACATGAGGTTACTTTACAGTTTCCTCCCATTGTCGTCATAGCTGCTGCTGTGCCAGTAATAGTACAATATGCAACTTCCCAATGAGTTCCAAAAACGAGGGCGTTAGCTCCGCAGTTAATACTTGGTTGATTTCCTGAGGCTATACTTGGGTTATCGCCATTGGTGGAACTAAATCCTACTACCATATTTTTCGCAGTAGCTGTTCCTGTGGCTGCTATGGAAATTGCTCCGCCTGTGGTGTGAGATCCTTTAATATAATAGATTGCTCCGCCAGAGTTTGAAGCGGCTTCGAAGAAGTCATCGTCAGTGCGATTTGCTGATGTAGCTCCGAGCTTAAAGGCTCCGCCAACGTTTCCGGTCCCACTTGCGACAACTCCGCTTGCTACACTTGTGCCGTCTTTACGAGTGGAAAGGGTTATATCTGTGTTGGCAGTTGCTCCAGTAATTTGATAGAAACCTTGGTTAACGTTGGTCCCACCGGTCATGCATATCCAATTGCCAATCCAAGCAGTGTTTGCAGTACCACACAGTAAGACGTTTCCAGCTCCTGCCGAGGTCAATCCTGTAAGAGCAGCCTGAGCACTAGTTTGTTTCGAGTAATCAGTGCCAGCGTTCGCAATAGTAGAATCAAAGCCACCACCGTTAGTGGTAGCCCCTGTATCCCATATTTGAACGATACTGGTTGCCGAAACACCCATTTTTAATTCCTAGAATCTAGTTCTTGAGAGATCTCAGAGAGGATATTTGCTAGATTGGTTTGCGCGATTTCAAGATCTGCGGTACGCATTGGCTTTAAGCCTTTGCCACAAAAGAGTTTATAGTTCTCAATTACATCGCCCATCCATGTAGAGAAAATTCCCTTATGGTAGTCAAAGCATTCAGAAGTACGATCTTGTCCGTCATCAATGGCAACGAAGGCTTGACGACGTTCTAGTTCTTTTTGGAGTTCAACGTCATCAGGTCCTAGTGCTGGTTGTTCTGCAACAGTGGCTTCGACGGAAGCTTGTTGATCGGGGTTTTTCTTAAACCATGTCCAAAATTTTAGGTAATCGAGCATTTTAGTTTCCTGTCCTTGTGACACATAACCAGTGGACTGAGGCGGTGTTTTCGAAAGTCGGGCTGCCATTGCCCCCAAAGCGAATCGTTAGGGTATCGCCTGCTGCCAAGGCAACCTGGTTGAGGTCCATGGTGGCGGGGAGATTGTTGGTGAGAGTTGCTGACCATGGGAATGTTTTGGAATAAATATTGGAACCATTTTTGCGTAAAGTAACAGAGGTAAAACTTCCCGTTGTTACGGCAATGGACGCCATAATATTAATGGTATATTTCCCTGCATATCGGGCTGTATAAGTTCCGCTCCCTGTTGCATAATCTGTATTTGGGTCAGTAACCTTAGTTGGATAAATATTATCTGTAGCACCATCAATGGTCCCAGTGGGTCGCCCAGTGTAAAAGGCTCCCACGGTGATTTCCCAACTGGCAATTTGCCAATTGGCGCCATCACTAACGACGCGAATAGAATCCTTCGCAGTATTTAAAATGATATTCGCTGAGGCGAGGCCACCTATTGTTTGGGAGCTTGTAGTTTTTAAACTAACTCCAGCGTTAGAGCCGACAGCAGTTGCGATGATTACATACTCTTTTCCGTCTATGCCTACAGCAGTTGGCAGAGTAATATCAAAGGCTCCACCACTAGAATCTACTTTAATTAATGTGTCGTTCGTAGCTGCTGTATAGTTAGCTGTCTTAGCTTGAGAAACACCAAACGCGAAAGCAGCAGTTCCTGAGCCAGCAGATCTTAAAGGCATTCCTGAAGTACCAGCACCTGAATTAACAAGCTTGCTTCCATCAGTTCCGACAACGCCACCGGCAGTTACAGCTAACGATCCATTATTCGTACCTCCGCCAGCTATTGGTGTAACTCCACCAATATTCGCGTGAGACAGATTTGCCTCTGTTACGTCCACAGTAGGATTTCCTGAAACCCCATCTCCATTTGTTACACTAATCTTAGAAGAACCTGCTGTTACTGTTCTAACGCTTGCCGTTCCGGTTCCAGTACGGGCTATAATTCCATTAGAAGAAAGACCCGCTACTGCAGTAAGATCAGAGTCAATCGGTTGCTTAGCATCTAGTTGTGTTTGAATGGCAGATGTAACCCCATCTAGGTATTGAAACTCAGTACTAGATACACTGCCGTTGGCAATCTTTGTCGCATCAATAGCTGCGGCGGCGGCTACGTCAGTATTCACAATAGACGAAGCAAGGTTTAGTTTACTATATACTATTCCAGCCGCGGCTTTTATGTCTGCATTTTCAATATTAGTAATTGTATTAGTGTCAGCATCAATAGACTTATTAGTTAGAGTCTGAGTATTTGTGGTACCTACTACAGCTCCTGTTGCACCATGAGCCGCGGTGGAAGCTATATGTGCATCTAGATCAGCACCATCAACCGAAATGTCTCTACCATCAACTGTAATCCCAGAACTTACAGTAAAGTTTCCGGTGATTTGACCAGCGTTTAATGTGATGTTCTCAAGATAAGTAATATCGCTATTGTTTGCACTGTTGCCGCCAAAGCTTGATTGAATAGCTGCTCTACCAATTCGTTGACGGCTGGCTCTAATATACTTTGTGCTTGGCTGTAAGCGCGGAATGTCAAATGAGTCCTCAATGTGACCTGCCATTCGAGCTAGGGTTTCTTTAAACAATCTCTCATTGATCAGGGCATCTGATTCAGATCTCTTTAATGTTCTCCATGCTGTTTTGAGAGTTCCATAGCAAAGAACTAAACGCTCTTCGATGGCCATTAAGGGCTCGTCACTATCAGAATTAAGAGGACTTACTTCTTTAATGTAATCAACGTTGATGGTGACATTTTCCCGAGTGATAGCGGGGTAAATTCGAGCTTGACGATAGCGATCCGATTCAGTTTCTGCATCACCACTCGTTGGGTCATAAAAATCAATTGTGTTGTAAAATTCTGGAAAACCTTCTAGGCGGGGGTCATTAGCTACTTCTTCACGAAGATCTTGCCAACCCATGGTTTTCATTACACCAAGGCCTTGATCCCTATTGTGCCAGAGCTCTACTGTCTCACGACAATCGGTTGGTAAGTTAATTACGTCTTTCCAAATTTTGTAAGAGACAGCAGAGTCTGTTGCGCTTTGATATTCTGATGTAAGGGTAATTGCCGTCGTATTTGCAGTGTGAGCAGATATTGTATAAATTTCGTCAAAGCCGTCTACAGCAAAGTTATACCCAGCAAAGGAACCAAATCCCAATGCGGGAGCAGAAGATAGAGTAACTGACGTTGAACTTCCTGAGACGCTAGCAGTACCTGTATGGTAAACCGCTTTATGAACAACCTTAGTATGGCCTTGAAGCCATTTCCATCGCTTAAATGGAACTACTTCATTCATGTAACAGGCGTTCATGATACGTTTTAGTTTTACTATGCTTGTTGTATCTGAGCTTTGTAGGCCAAGCTCAGCAACACAGTAATCTAGTAAATCACTAAAATCTAAGAGTTGGTAAGCCATTAACCACCTAAACCTTGATCAAGAATTATCTGAGCAACACAATTTGTAAGAGTGGCAACGTAAATATCTTGAGAGAAAAATATTGGAGTATCGAGAAGGTATATATGGTTCGACGTATTTGAGGCGGCGATGTCCCAACGAAATTTAACAGAGCCAGAGTTTGATTCTTTTAAAATTAGAGAGGCGTTAGTATTTGTCGAAGTGACGATAACACCAGTTACGCGTTGACCTTTACCAGCCGTAAGAGCGCCTGTGGCGTTTACATCCCAAACATTAGAGGCTCGCGCATTCGACATGGCTCACCTTTATTGTTTTTCGAAATACGCTACTTGAACGTCGTCGTTAGTGGTTGCACCATCTATGTAAATCGTACTTAGGTCTATAAGTTGTTCAAAACCGCCCATGATGGGGCCAGTAAGAACGTAACTAGATTTAGCAGCGAGAACTGCAGCGTAACGATTGGAGGCTACAGCAGAGTCGCCAACATAGATATTACCTGAGTTTCCGTGAGCAGCCGTGATAATTACACAAGGGGAATAAGGTCCCGGTCCTGCGGCAATTGCTTGTCTAGTGCCGGCGCTTGTTAGATTTATTTGAGCGAGGGTAGTTAGTTTCCAGCCTTGGGCCATGAGAAAATCTCCTTAAGAATTAAAGACAGAGAGGGAGAACAAAGCCTCCCTCTTTCGAGTTCCTAAGAACTAGTTTGGATTACGCGCCTGCGTTGCCGAGGATGCCGTAAGGATGAGTTACAGCAATTGCTTCTCTATATTTTGATTTATAGAGAATAGAATCGTTGATGAAACCGACGTCAGCTCCACCAGCTTTAGTAACAATTCCTTCACGTTCTACGATGCGAAGACCAGTATCTTCCGGTTTTGCAAGTAAGAACCAGGAGTCAGTGTCACTAATATGTGGACTAGATATAATTCCTACGCCTTCATCTTTAAATGAGTTGTAGGCATTAGAAGCGCTGTTGTCAGAAGTTGGATTAACTTTACGATCAGAATTCAATAACTCTTTAGCAGTACGTTTGAAGGTTGGGTGAACAACTAGGTTTGCACCTTTGTAGTTCTTGATAATACCACTATCACCTACGAAGTTAACTTCCATTGCTAAAAGAGCAGCCTCATAAGACGTAATAGAAAGATCGGCAGCTGTTAACAAGTTAGAGAAAGTTCCACCAGAGGGAAGGCTGTGGTCAGTGTCAAAAACGTATTGACCGTCAGCAGACAAGCCAGAAGAACCGAAACCGTTGTTAAGAATGTTCATTGCTGAAATCTCTTGAGATTCTTTTGCGCTTTCGCCCATTTTTCTCATAGCATCTGCGATGAAATCAAATTTGCCGTCGCTTGCAGCTTCCTCAGAGATCGCAAAACCTAAACCGTATTTCACCGGAGTGATAGTTTTGCTTACACCTGGTTTTGGTGAGTTCATACTATAGTCTTGGTTCTCCGACATTTGTTCGAACAAAGGCATGTCATGGACTTCAGTGGCTTGCCATATAGATCCATTAATTTTCTTCGTTACGAAAATTTGGTCGCGACGAGAGGGATGTTGTTCCATTGAGCTTCGGAAAATTTCTTCCAAAGCAGGAAGCATTGCACTTCCGTAAAAATCACTAAAATTACTTCTTAATAGTTTAGACATATATTAATATCCCTTATAAGCCAACAGTGCCAAGTTTTAGACGATGGTTGTTAAGAATGACGACGCAATCTGCATATCCACCTAGAGCATTATCTACAGTTCGCTCAATTGCTAATAAGCGAAATGGAAGGTTAGAATCAGTAGCACCGGTGCTTCCATCAAGCTCCATTCGAGAAGCCTTATAAGTAGAACTTCCTGCTGTTGCGACTAGATTGTAGTTAAGACCAACATCTGTCTGAGCATCAGGATCTGTTGCATCATCAGATTGAATCATAAACATTTGGTTTGGATCATCCCAAACCAATACTTCAGCGCCGGAAGCTGCGTAAGTGGCAGCTACGCCAATAACAGGAGTTGTTCCTGCTGATGCAGGAGCGACTAGTCCTGCGTTATCTAGAATGACGACGTCACCTGGATAACAAATTGCGGAGGTTGTATATGGACGGCATCTTAGAATGCGTCCGTAGGGTACCGCTCCCCGTGGTAAATCTTTGTTTGCCATTTATTCCTCTTATTACACGTTACTCTAAGCTCAGCTAGCCCCATGCTAGCTATAGCCTCTTGGTATATAAGTATACCGGAGGGTGTTGAGTATCGCGGAGGGAGCGACGTTATTAGTTCTCGTCGTAACCTTTAAAGACTTTGGCTTTTACACCGGAGCGGTTTGCAAACTCTTGAAATTCATCAGCTTTTATAGCACTGGTATTTTGCATTCGTTTATTCTTTATACGAACAGCATCTGCATGGGCTTTGTTAAATTCCACTGGGCGAACACCTAAAATTAGATCTCCACGACGAATTAAACCTTCAACATCTGATTGTGAACGAAGCTTTGAGGACTTCTGCGTATTAGTGTTGTAGGGGAGCCATCCAGATCTATGTAACATGTTGTTAGTACGAAAATCTGCTTCGTTTAACCAACGGTACACATAACCTTGTGCGGTGATTTGCTCTTTTAGTTCTTTGGGAAGAGCTAGTGAATCCGAGTTTTTAAAGAACTCAATTGAATCAAAGTTCTCGTCTTTTACTACAGTCTTTATACTTTTTTCTTCTAAACCTTTTTTCATTTGTTACCTTCCTTAGCGGTATTTAAGCCAGTTTTCTTTTTCGCCGCGTTCGGCTTTACGTTTTGTTAAGCGTTCAACTTGTTTTGGATCATTCACATCAAGACCGAGTAATTCAGCAGCACCTAGTTCCATATCAGTGAGTTCAATTTTCTTTGAACTTTGTTTTGGACTAGCACCTGAAGATCCATTTGATGACATGGAAAAGTCTTCTGTGGATTTACGTTTTGATTTAGGAACAATTCCTAAGTTTGCAGCGGCGCTAAGAGCAGCGAGGCGATAGCCTTCTGGTGTATCTTGGAGATGCTTTGCAAGCTTTGTATGTTCTGATGCAAGGGTTTTGCTGAATTCAGAATTAATATTTCCTAGTTCAGGATAATCCATTGCAATTGTGTTTAACGTTGCAGTACGAGCTCGTTCAGCGGCCAGTTTTGCATCAGCAATACGTGATGCTTCTTCAGCGGCTTTTCTAGCTATCTTGTCACCGAAGTCAGCGTCATAAGGACTTATCTCTTCTTTTGGGGCTGGTTTTTGGTTCATTGCTAGGATTTGCTGGAATGAATTTTCAAGTCCGGCAGATCTTGCGTTTTGTTCTTCAAGCGCTTTAGTAATAGCGCTTAGTTTTGCGTCGAGTTCATTCGGCGCTGGTGTTGCTGCTGGTGCAGCATTATTTGCGTCTGACATTTTTATTTGTCTCCTTCGCGGGGTTAGTTAGTTTTTCTTTCCATGCTTTAAGAGCGACTATGGTGTGGTCGACTCCTTCATTTTGAGCTTTTAAAATTACAAGTCCTTCGGAACCTTCTTTGAGGTTGTAGGTGCGCATTCGGTGAGTATGGTTCTCAAGGATGTTAAGTAAGACCTTTTCAAGAGGTTTAAAGTTTCCGTCACTTAGTATGACTTGGAGAATGTCTTGTTCTTCAATGTTAAGCGTGAGATTTTTCATACGAGTTTTAGTTTTGGTTTCTTACGAAAGGCAATGATTGCTTGAACGGCTATTTCGGTTTCTTCAACAGTTAAGCGATCACCTCTTAATGAATTACAACTATAACAACAGGGCAATGTATTTTCGGGAGTATATCCTTGAGAATTGTCAATGCGATCTAATCCTGAGCCTGTAATTATATTTAAAAGACTTGAGTCACAATAAAAACACCCCTGATGCTGCATTTCGATCCATTGTTCCTTGGTTAAGGTCCATTGCAAGTTCCGCAAACTTTTGGCATTTGATCTTGCAACAGAAAACCGACAGTTGAGATCTCCTCGCTCCAATCTTTCTTTTTTCTGTTTATTAACTTGTGTATTACGGCAAGGTTTACACCTGGGCACTGGAAACTGGTAAGTTTTGGTCCCATCCTTAGAGACTTTATTTCGTACATGAAAATCCGTTACAGGTTTAACCTGACAACAGGAGGTACATTTTTTAGAATCCACTTACGCAGCTCCTTCTGGAGGAGGAGGAGGTGCCTGAGAAATACTTTGTAACTGTCCTGGTGTTTGCGTTGCTTGGGTATTTATACTCTGCTGGTCAATATTTGCTTGTTGAGCCTGAGCTTGTTGAAGAGCTGCAAGCATTGCCTCAGCTTCTTTTACTTTACCAGCTATTGCTGCCATTTCATGAGGACCAACTTGACCGGCAGTTTCATCATTTGATAAAAACTCTGTGCCCCATGCAACAATTCCCTCAAGATCTTGGCGAGGATCAAGCGGAACATCAAGGCCATTAAGCAAGCGATCAAAAACTTCCACAGGAGTGAACTTATGAGTGATCTCGCTCGGCTTTCGTACATAACGGCTAACATCTTTGATTCCCATGACGATAAGATAATTTCTAATTGCTTCATAACGCTCCAGCGGAGATACCAAACCAAGTTGAAGATCAATCGGGTTCGCTGTCATCTGATAAAGTAGTTGTGCTGTTTCTTGCTTTGTTTGTGGATTACTATTTGCAGAATTTCCATCTAACTCGAAGTCGTACATACCTGCGAGTTCTTCGCGAGATTTAACATGGTAGTAACTCGGAGAACCGTCTAGGCCTACAACTCGGAAAGCAAAGCCTGCTTGAACTTTATTTTGTAGTGTGTGCCACAAATAGCGAAGTGCAGATTTCCAACCAGCATTTAATCGTTGAAGAAAAATATCTATGTTGGCACTTGCTTCGTTAACAACGGTGCGGGCTCCCGTGGCAGTTCGTGCAACGCCTTGGGCACCGATGATACCAAGAGATAAGTCAGACATGTTCGTTAAACGTTGAACATATCCCATGAGCACTTGCTCTTCTTGCATTCCAAAAACAGTTCTATTCCCAAGATTAGGGAAGTAGACGTCAGCACCAGGGTTATCAAGAGGGATTAAACTGCCTGGTTCAATCTCAAATCTCTCTTCAGGGGTCGAGCTTGTTGGGCGATAAAAGCCGAACGGTAAGGAAGACAGGACGCCGACGTCCATCTTCAGGTTGTGGATAGCATCAATTTCCTTACCTAGTTGGTATAGAAGCTCGACTAGTCCTACGCCATAAGTAGTTCCATGTCGTTTGTGAAAATCTATTTTAATAAATGGTCGCATGCCTGTTGGCATTACGCGATAAAGATAGGTAGCTCGTAAAATTTCATGAGTACCAGGATTAATCCAAACGATAATGTCACTAGCAATCCCAGAGCCGTCAACATCAGCCCGTAAGTGAGCTTCTAGTACTTGGTAGCGATCAGACTCAATTGATTTTGTAACATCAGATTGACCTGCAAGTTCAAGCCGACGTTCTTTAATATTACCTGTCTGGTCGCCGCTTGGAGAGTTATTTCCACCTTCAATAACTTTTTCAACCGCGTCTTCATCGAAGATACCTTGATCAGAGAGGGTTAAAAGTTCTGAAGCAGTTAAATAGAACTGTTGGATAACATAATCAGCAGCTTGAGGATCACCTTCTCCTCCAACAATAAGTAAGTCTTCGACCTTTACATTTTCAAGAACGGGTCCGTCGAAAGTTGTGATAGTTCGTGAAACTTCACGCTCCTCCATTACAACTTCAGGTACTTCAACTGTGCGACCTGTCTGCGGGTCAAATTGCAGTTTTGTAGATTCAACTGGGACTTCTTCAACATCTTTAAATCTTGTAAAGGATTTAT